CCATTGCTTGATTTGTTTGAACGTGACGGCGTTTCGAAAGTAAACGACTCCTTGAAGGTGACATGTCCCCGCTTCTCCTTGTTCTTCCTGGAATACGTATCTGTGGATTTATTAATAATGTGTAAAGGGGGTGTGTGTGGTGTGTCGGGTGTGCTTACCTGATTCCTTCTTCGGTAAGTATGTCGACGAGGCATTGGAGTTCTGTTTCGGAGTGGTTATTAAGGGTGAAGCACCACCCTCTACTTCTTTGTTTGCCATGGTTTGGTGGTATTTGGGTGGGTGGGGTTTCCATATGCCGAACGACGATCGATAGTATTACCGTCGTTCGGCACAGTCCCCGCCTTTTATAGGTGTGTCCTCCCAGTCTATCAAGTCTGGGAGGGGTGTGTCGGGGTATAAAAGGGGGGTGGCGCTCCGGGTCACCCCCCTAAAAAATTTATTAAAAATGGCGTTAAAACGTAAATATGGGGGCCGTTATCGGCGTTATCGTAAACGCCCCCGGTTCGTTAAACGAAGAGCGCCACCCCCTCGCCGCAGTAGGCAGGGGTTTGCGTCTACCAGCCGGTGGGGGCGTCCCTACGGTATTAATTTCAAAGCTAGGAGGCTTGGCCAACGGAGGTGGCGCAGCGTATTATGGCGCGATACGCAGGCGTCTTCGCATTACAGGACTATCCAGAGCGGGTTTCAACCCGTGACTGGTCCCAGTATTGGGACGCCGAATATTTCGTCGGTGTATATGTTTCCGGCGTTGCAGTTGACTAATTCAGTGTTTCGTGCGTTTCATGTTCCTGGACAAGAGTTTTGGGCTGCTGGTGTTCAGCCGTTGAACGGAGGAGCCGCCATTCCTACCTTTAACGGAGATGTTGTTTTGCGTGGTGGTATTGCTCGGTTGACTGTTGGAGCTTATCCTGAGAATGTTATATTACGAGTTAGAGTCTGGGCTGTGTGGGCTGAAAAGAAGCCAGATATTGATATATATAATGGTTTGAATAATACTAATATACAAGTGGAATGGGATCCTAGTTGTTTACCTGACTTTTCGACGAGCTTTGGAAGGATTCTGTATAGCAAACAGGCCGTCGTTCCTGTCGGTGAAGTTTTTGAGATCGTGCATAGGTTTAAGCCGCAAAAAATTGATCAAGCAGTATTTCGAGGCCAGGCTGCCCCCCTGGAAGCTGCTGGGAATCAGTTGTGGTGGTTGTTGTCTATTACGTCGCTTGATGTGAATGGGATTTCAAGTCCTGTAACATGTGTAAATAGTTGGAATCTTAGTTTTAGTTCCGATGCTAGCCCTTAGGTTAGGGTTAGGGTGTAGCCGCGGAGCGGCGGCTTAGCGGTTAGGGTTAGGGTTAGGGTTAGGGTTAGGGTGAGGTATAGAATAAAAAGGGGTTGTGTGAACAACCCCTGAATGTTTGGATTTCGAAAAAAATTTGAAGTGGCTCGGAAGCCTTTATTGTTGTTCGATTCGTGGGGGGTTATTTCTTAGTACGCGTATATCCCATCGATCTAAAGTGAGTGCTGATAGATCTGGGTACCAATTTGAAAAAATGACTACGTGTGGTCGAGGGAATACACGTGAGCAGCCTTCGTATTTTCCGCTAAATATTAGGCCGTCTTTGATTGCCTCTACTGAAGCGTAAGAGAACTTTCCTTCTGCTTGGCGACTTAGGTTGATGATAATGATTTTTGGGTCCTTTGCTTGCTTGGCGACCATGTGTATCATGTCTTTTCCAGCTGCGGAGGCGAGATATAGTGCGTTTTCGTATTTGCTAATAATGTGACGTGCTAGTTCGGTTTTGCCGCACCCTCCCTCCTGGTCGTAGTACCATATTATTCTTCGTCGATGCGGGAGTTGTCCGAGTTCTGCCAAGAGTTGGCGTTGCCAGTCGTAAAATTCAGTTTCCTCGATAAGGTCGAGGCCTTCCTTGGGAATGGTGAAACCGGACGCGTATATGCGGCCGCAGCGCTTTTCAAGACTTGAACAATATTTAACTGATTTATGGATGTCTCTGGTTCGTTCGACATGCATTCGCAAGTTCCATTGCTTGATTTGTTTGAACGTGACGGCGTTTCGAAAGTAAACGACTCCTTGA